GCAAGCTGGGCGCGCTCTCGGCAACCTTGTCCCTAGCCAACGCTAAAGCAACCGTCTGAGAGGTGCCGGGATTAGCGGCAATGACTGAGTTATAAGCCGCTTCCAGCGACATAGGTTCCGGGCCGAACATCGCCGTTTTCGCCGTAGTTAGCGACGGGTTCTCAACGGCGTTGACTAGATCGGAGAAGAAGCCCGACGGCTGCGAGGGGATCACCGCCCCTCCTACCTGCGGCGTCCCTCCAGAGAGCGGCGTCCCTCCTACCGGCGGAACGTCTGGGCCGACGTTGAGCGCCGCCGCTCTAACTTGCTCAGTTGCTGCTGGCGCTTCGGTCGCAGACCCCATCACATCTTTATAATATTGACCGCCGGGCCCGAAGAGCGACCCCTCGGTGAAGAATTCACCCGAAGACAGGGTTTTTCCCAGACCCGACGCCGTCTGCGCGAAGCGACCCGCCGGGTCGGTAAACCCGCTGGTAAGGCCCTCCGCAAACGTGCCGCCAGACAGCGAACTGCTGAGACCCGAGCCAACAGCGCCCACACCACCAGCAATCAGCGCGGACATAGCCGCCTGCTTCAGGTCACCGCCGTTGATCAGGGTCCCGATACCCGAGCCAAGCGCCGCACCGAATACAGGACCCAGCGGCGTTGCGGACAGAACAATCGGCAGAACAATCGGGGCCGCCTTCTTGAGGACCTTGCCGACGCTGCTAACTGCCGATTTGACCTTTTTGACGATCTTCGAGAACCAGCCAAACTCCATAAGGCCCGTCTCGGGATTGAAGGAGTTCGCCGAACTACCGACTACATACTGCTCCGGGTCCTCAATGCCCATCTCGCGCAGATGCGAGAAAATAGACTCACGAAGCTCAGGACTGCGTTCGATCAAGGGCCGTGGTACGACGATCTCGCCCGGTGCAAGGTGAGCCACGAACTGGTCACCGCCGCGCCCATAAGAGGCCATGCGGCGCGCAACATCACGAAATTCCGCGACACCCGCGTCACCGTACACGGCCCGCGTTTCTTCGTCCTCAAGCCGCGCGATATCCTCGTCATCCATGACGAAGTCAGCGATACCCCCAGACGGGATGATTTCTTCTTCAAGTTCCTGAGCTACAGCCATCACGCCGCTCCGCCTTTAATAGCTTCAGGTACAGTCACTTTGATTACTATACCCTTAGCCTCGTCCCCAGTCCACGGATTACCGCAATCTGGGCAATTTCCATTCGGGTAGCTCAAGATTTCCTCTGGCGTATCCACTAAGTTGTCGCACGTTACACACTTGACAGTAGAACGGCTGGTCGAAGGCGTCCACTGACTACCGTCCGACATAACAATCATACCATCCACCATTCCACGCTCCTTACGGTGTGCTTACCGTGACCGAGCCAACCGATCCGGTTGAACCGGAGCCTGCTACATGCGGGCTAGAAAGAAGAGAAACCTTAACAAAACCATCTACTTGGAAAAGAGAACCCTGCTCAAGGCCGACATCGTTGGTCGGGAGATCCGTCAACGTAAGCGTCGTACCCCGCATAGCACCCGGCTGCTGTAGCTGGATAATATACGTCGTCAAGAGCCTCACCATATCAGAGAAATAGTCCTTCCGGTATTCCACCGGAGGAACTGCAAATCTAGGTGGGACTAGATCACGCGTACTCATCGGCGGCCGTCCGGCCGGATTTCAAGTCGCGTCGCGCCGAGCCGCCAAGCCACCCCGAGGCCATCCGTCTCAACACGGAGACCAAAAGCGCGCCCTCGCGCCCTAATACGGTTCTGGGTCGCCGTATTCGAGACGGTAGTCGATACAGAACCCGTGTAGCCAGTGCCCGGAAAACGCTCTGTATTGACCGTAAATGTCGCCTGCTGGAGCGCCATATCGCTTGATTTCTCAAAGCTGATGTCCGGGATCAAGCGACTCGCAAACACAAAATTGTCGCCCTCGGCGATCTCAAGCGGGCTCGACTGGATGTAGGCCGTCATGGCCGAACCATCGTCGTCCGAGCCAATCTCATGCTGATACAGATAACCGTTGAACGCCGCCGCAACAGGGTATGGCTTCAGGCCACGGTCCAGCCACGCAGACCTAGAGAGCGAGCCAAAATACCAAATCTGCTGCTCGTAGTTGTACGTTACATATTTGTTGTTGTTCTCCGAGTCCGCCGACGGGTAGAACCACGTGACCTCTCCAAACGAGGAGTTGACGGAGGCAAACACCTTCTCCGATTGGGTCGTGTTGAAGTCTTGGAACACCGTATCGCGCACCGCGCAGGGCAGCGGAGAAACCTGACCGTCGTACAGGTAGAACTTGTCCCGGCCCATCCAGAAGACCGCGTCTCCTACAGCCACTGCGGCATTGGGGCCGATAATCGTCGTATTCGCGCTGATTTGCGTTAGACCGAAAGTATACGGCGCGCCGATATACTGGAGCGAATGTACTGAAGAATCTGTGATGATTATAATTTCTCGCCGCGTTTCGACGCCTTGCACGATCTCAGAGCCGTTACCGACGATCAAATCACCTGCCGTGTTCTCCGCTGTAGGGGCCCAGTCAGCGGCGTTTTCTTGGTCGGACCAACGAATCAGAAGTTTATCTTGCGTGTTGGTTGCATCCCCATACGCATCGCAACCCAGAGCAATAACGTGTCGGTCACGGTCAGATACCAACATCTGACGTGCGATAGTCGGCGCATTACTGTCTAAAGAGGACAGCGCGACACCGCGCGTAGACAAGAGAGAGTCGTAAGCCCAGTAATATATTCCGCCGTCACGGATGTTGTAGACGAGGTCCTGACCGAAGTTGTCCTGTTTCCATATGCGGATGTTACCTCCGCCCGCTACCACAGTAGCGGCAGAGCCCCACGAACCACGGCTCCATGTGCCCGCGCCCCAGCCCGTACCGGGGACAACGGTGTCGATACCGACATTGATCTGATAAGCCGCGACGACCGACCCGCCGCCGTTGCCAGTATCCGAGGAGTTAGCGGTGGCCGACACCTGAATGGTGTATTGGTTATCGTTCGGAACCGTAAGAATTTCGTATTCTTGGTTCAGCACCGCTGCGGTTACGTTGCCACCTAGCGATACAGCGCCGCTAAAGGTTACAAAATCACCCGGAATACAGCCGTGTGCGTTGTCCGATACAGTTATCGTTGAGGAACCGTTTACTGCTGCAAAAGTTGCCGTTCCGGTCGTAGTGGCCCGCAAGGGCGTGATGTCGTAGTACGCTTCTCCCACTTCCACATAGAACTTTAGGTTAGTACCGACCCCCATAAGCTCTGTACCGTCCAGCGCTTTCCAATTATGAAGAGAACGGGCAGTACCAAAGATTTGCGCGTTGCTGTATTTGACCCAGCCGCCGATCTTTTCGGGGAACCCAAAGCGAAAGCGCACTTTATCGCTATCTTCCCAGCCGCCTTCATTGGCATAGGAAGTGAATTCTGTATTAATCCCCGGCCGATACTGGAGCTTCGTCAGGGGCATACTTGTCTACTCCGTGGCAGGCCAGTTATAGATCGGAGCGTTACCTGTCGGATCGCCATTCGCGTCTACAGGCGTATCGAAGAGGCCGATAAAGGCATCCAGCGTGGTGCACTGGGTTATCTGATCCTCGATAATCCCGGCAGCCAGACGTACCTCGTTGCGGTACTGCTGAATGTCAGCCGGAACTTCAACACCGGTATCCGTCTTCCGAATATACGCCCAATCGGTGGCGGACAATAGCGATCCCTGCGTCTGCTTCGTCTGGGCAATCCACTCGGTCTTCAGGCCGGGGGTCGATAGCTGCTTCAGGGTAATCGGATCAATAACCGGAATACCTGCATCATCAACCGTCGGAATGTCTTCCAGAGCCTTCGGGACGGTCGTGTACGTCCCATCAGGATTCTGCGACCACCAATAGAAGCGGGAGTCCGGGGGAGTTTGACGATCTACCCAGACAAGACCCTTGCTGGTCTTCTCGTCGGCAGACCAGATGTGCCAATTAGCCGGGTGCTTAACGCCGTTGTCGTCAGTCCACGCCCGGCCTTCCTTGATTACTCTACCGTTATAAGTCCACATTTTAT